GGGTATTGCATTGTCAAAAGCATACAAGAAAGATTTTGATGATAAGAAGCCAGGACACACAAAACCAGAAACTGCACTGACGGGCACATATTCTAAAACAGGCAAACCAGGCGGCGACCTTAAAAAGCAAGGTGTGGCGGAAGGTTCTGAATCTGGTCCAGTTGAAGCATATGGTTATAGATACAACAATCGCGATCAACGCATAGTGTGGCGTAAAATTTTCCCAAGTGGAGAAGCTGCTTATGCCTGGGCGGACAGAAATAATGCCACAGTATTGGGTACCCGCTCAACAGAGCAAAGTCTTAAAGAAAATGCAGAAGATCTGCACATTGGTGATCCTGTGATCATCACTGGCAACGGTATTGAGTTTGAAGGCGCAACAGGTGAGATCATTGACTTTGGACAACAACATCGTTTTGTTGTGGTAGACTTGTACAATCACGGCAAACACAGTTTCCATTCCAGTGACGTCAGCTTCAATGAGTATGCAGGCAGCGACGACGAAGAAGCTAGAATGTACGATGCCGGAGAGTTCGGTGATGACTATCGCGACGAAATGGATGAAGCACGTATGAGTGCTGCACAACGATTGAGCAATGCCTGGGACAAACAACGTGCCAAGAGTGATGCCAGCTTGCGTAGAACTCCTAGTTCAATTCCCAAGACTGTGGACAAAGAACGTATGATCCGTGACATCGCTACCAGTGATGCGTCTCCAGAACATAAGAAAGTGGCCATTGATGCAGTGATGAAGACCATGGGCGAAAGCCGGGTGCAACGTCAACAGCTATTGGCACAGATGTTAAACAGCCGTTGAGTTAACCAAACCACTTGCATATAGCTAACACAATTGCTATAATGTATTTTTACTGGAGAACTCTATGGACAATCAAAAAACATTCAACGGCGATCAAAAGATCAAGCTGATCCAAATCATCAACGAGGGCATGCAAGTGACTCAGGAGATCGAAACACTCACTGGTGGACTTAATGATACCATCAAGGCCATTGCTGAAGAACTGGAAATCAAACCAGGTGTGCTGAAAAAGGCTATCAAACTGGCACACAAAGCTGAGTTCGGCAAAGCCAAGCAAGATCACGAATTGCTGGAAACTATCCTGGAAACTGTGGGCAAGACCCTTTGAGTCAGACATTTGCAGATTGGCGCAGCAGCGTAGCACAATATGTGCGAGCAGATTTTCGAGCATATCCACTAAGGTTCTGCTTAGAAATGGTAGGGTGGGCAATATCCTTAGGATGTAGTTTGACCTATGCTATCACTGTGCCCGATCTGCCATTTATACCATTGTATTGTGCTTTCATCACCGGCTGTTTGATCATGGCCTGGTGTTCATACACACGCGGCAGCTTTGGTATCCTAGGCAACTATCTGATACTAAGTATAATTGACAGCGCAGGGCTGATAAAACTATTGTTACAACAAAGTTGAGAGTCGTTCACTTTACGAACATGAATCACGGCTACCAGCCATAATTGGAGATAGATGAGTTACGTTGACGCACTTTATGATCGAGCACACGATCGAATTCACGTGGTAGAACGCAGAGATGGTCGACGGGTATATCAAGAATATCCAGCCAACTATGTGCTTTACTACGACGACCCTCGAGGTAAGTTTCGTAGCATATACGACACACCTGTAAGTAGATTTTCTTCACGCAATAACAAAGAGTTTCGCAAGGAAGTGCGTATGCATTCCTCAAAGAAAATTTACGAAAGTGATATCAATCCTATCTTTCGTTGTCTTGAGGACAACTACAAAGGCAAAGATGGACCTCAACTGCACACAGCGTTCTATGACATTGAAGTAGACTTTGATCCTGAACGTGGTTTCTCGCCAGTGACTGATCCGTTCAATCCAATCACTGCTATCTCTGTGTACATGGATTGGCTGGATCAGATTGTGACGCTGGCTGTACCGCCACGCCACATGAGCATGGAAACTGCAAGAGAGATTGCAGCAGAGTTTGACAACTGCTTTATGTTTGAAAAAGAAGCAGACATGTTGAACACGTTTCTGGATCTTATTGAAGACGCAGACATTCTCACTGGTTGGAACTCAGAAGGATACGATATTCCCTACACAGTGAATCGTATCACCCGAGTGCTCAGCAAGGATGATACTAGACGTATGTGTTTGTGGAACCAGTTTCCCAAGCCACGTATGTTTGAACGCTTTGGTGCAGAGAATCAAACCTATGACTTGGTAGGACGAGTGCATATGGACTATATGCAATTGTATCGCAAATACACTTATGAAGAACGTCACAGCTATGCACTGGACGCCATTGGTGAATACGAAGAAATTGGTCGCAAAACTGCATTTGAAGGCACACTGGATCAGTTGTACAACCAGAACTTCAAGATCTTTATTGATTACAATCGCCAGGACACAATGCTGATTGGCAAGCTGGACAAGAAACTAAAGTTCTTGAGCTTGGCCAATACCCTGGCACATGAAAATACCGTGCTGCTGCAAACCACAATGGGTGCAGTGGCTGTGACTGAGCAAGCGATTATTATTGAAGCTCACGAACGTGGTATGGTAGTTCCTAACCGTAAAGAAAGATTCACAGATGAAGACACGCAAGCCGCAGGTGCCTATGTTGCTTACCCCAAAAAAGGAATCCACGACTGGATCGGTAGTATCGATATCAACTCGCTCTATCCCAGTGCTATTCGGGCCCTTAACATGGGTCCAGAAACCATTGTCGGCCAGCTCAGGCCCGTACTAACTGATAATCTAATCAAGACCAAGATGGACCGTGGAGATAGCTTTGCTGCTGCATGGGAAGGATTGTTTGCCAGTCTTGAATACACAGCCGTGATGGAACAGCAACGTGGTACAGAGCTTACCATAGACTGGCAAGATGGCGAGGAATCTGTTCACTCAGCTGCTGAGATTTGGAAGATGCTGTTTGATTCTAATCAGCCTTGGATTCTCAGTGCTAATGGTACTATCTTCACTTACGAAAAAGAAGGTGTGATCCCGGGCTTGCTTAAACGCTGGTATGCAGAACGTAAAGAGATGCAGAAGAAAGCACGAGAGTTCGAAGGCAAGGACGATGTGCAGTTTGAATACTGGGACAAACGTCAACTAGTCAAGAAGATTAACTTGAACAGTTTATATGGTGCCATCTTGAATCCAGGCTGTAGATTCTTTGACAAACGTATTGGACAATCAACTACTCTAGTGGGTCGCAGCATTGCCAAGCACATGGATGCGTATGTGAATGAATGCATTACAGGTGAATATGATCACAGTGGCAAAAGTATCATCTACGGTGATACAGACTCTTGTTACTTCTCGGCATGGCCTATGGTCAAGGCCGAAGTTGAAGATGGCAGGATGGAGTGGTCTGCCGAGACTTGCATTGCATTGTACAACTCCATAGCTGATCAAGTAAATGATTCATTCCCGGGCTTTATGGAACAGGCATTTCATTGTCCACGAGACATGGGATTGGTGATCCGTGGTGGTCGAGAAATTGTGGCACGTACTGGATTGTTTATTACCAAGAAGCGTTATGCTGTGTTGTACATTGACAAAGAGAACAAACGTGTGGATGTGAATGGAAAACCAGGTAAAGTCAAAGCCATGGGCCTGGATTTGAAGCGCAGTGATACACCTGTGATTATTCAAGAGTTCCTTAGCGATCTTCTAAATAAGGTACTAACAGGAACACAAAGAGAAGAAATCGTGGAATGCATTAGAGAATTCAAATACAAATTTACTGAACGGCCAGGCTGGGAAAAAGGGTCGCCTAAGCGTGTGAACAACTTGACCAAGTACGGCAATCTAGAACAGAAGAATGGCAAGTCCACCATGCCCGGGCATGTGCGAGCTGCACTGAACTGGAACACTCTGCGACGCATGAATTCAGACAATTACTCCATGCAGATTGTGGATGGCATGAAGACCATTGTATGCAAGCTCAGAAGCAATGCACTAGGTTGGACCAGTGTTGGATATCCCACAGACGAACATCATTTGCCAGCATGGTTTAAAGAACTGCCGTTTGATGATGCCAACATGGAAGCTACTGTGGTGGATCAGAAGATTGACAATCTATTAGGTGTGCTAGCATGGGACTTACCATCCAGCACTAATACAGCAAATACATTTACTAGTTTATTTTCGTTTGAATGAAACTCAGCAGCATAGTTGGATATCTAAATCATTTAGATACACTCAGTGTAGAATCAGCAGTGGGTGTGAATGCGGAACTGGCCAAGATCAGTTATGTGGCACAAGATAGTCAAGTGAAATTTCCACTGTTGACCGATGAATTACTTGAAGCCCAACATCAAGTCAAACTGTATCTACAGCAATATGATCATGTGCTGCAAAAGATACGTCATGCTGTTCAGGACCTGATCAAACAACATGAACTAGCATATCTTGACAATAGTACCCGGCTGTATCAAAGTATGCAGAGTGATACGGTTGAATACATTCTGCAAAGAATTCGCCCCATAGATCCTAATAAGAAATTACAATTGCGTAGCAGATTGCAAACGTATACTGATTGGAAATATCCTGGCCTAGTGATCAGGCCTGCACACAGTCCTTGGGTAGAAGATTTAGTTGCGCTAGACCCTATGTATTTTGTGGATACTCATGCAGATTTGATCGCTCCTGCCACTACACAGTATCCTCCCGAATATCAACGTAGACTAAGATGTTATGTGATTGATGAATTTGCTAATCGACCTATATTCGAAACACTTCCGCAGCAACAATTTGGATTTGTGTATAGTTTTGATTATTTTAACTTCCGTCCATTAGAAATTATAAAAAAATATCTGCTGGAAGTATTTGGGTTACTACGTACGGGTGGTACATTTTTTTTCAACTTCAATGATTGTGATCGGCAAGGTGGAGTAGGATTGGCCGAACGTCATTTCAGCTGTTATACACCGGCAAGATTGATATATGAATACGCAACGGAAGTGGGATATGAAATTGTTTATCAAGAAACAATTGATGCGGCCAGTACCTGGGTAGAATTAAAAAAGCCAGGGCAACTGACCAGTATTCGTGGCGGACAATGTTTGGCAGGGATTTTTAGAAAATCTAAGACTACTATGCCTGAACCAGTGCAAGTAGTAGAAGAAATTCTACCAGAAGTAGTTGACATTCCAGTCAAACAACTCTATAATAGTTTAGACTTAGACCAATTGATTATCCTGGCTGGAATTTTGGCAGTGGATATTTCAAATGACACTACCAAGCGCATGTTCAATATCAAAAAAGTTCGAAGAACTATAGAAGCATATGTAGAACAACAACACTTTTCAGAAGACCAATTGAAAAAATTATTTAAAAGGACCCAAAAATGAAAGACAATCTCTTAGACCTAGTACAACACACATTTGATCTTGGCTGTATCGACTTGATCAAAGTAACTGGCACCGATGCTGCTACCGCAGTTAACGGACTAGCTGCGGACAATTCGGTTATTGTGGAAGCACAGTTTGCCAATCCTGTTGCTGATTTTATTGGCACATTTGGTATGCCCAATCTTGGCAAACTTAAGACCTTGATCAACTTGCAAGAGTACAAAGAAGATGCTAAGTTGACTATCACACGCAGAACCACTGGTGAACCCGATGGCATTAACTTTGAAAACAAAGCCGGCGACTTCCGCAACAACTACAGGTTCATGGCCAGTGAAGTTGTGAATGACAAACTCAAAACACTGAAATTCAAAGGTGTGAACTGGCATATCACATTTGAACCCACAGTGGCTGCTATACAACGTTTGAAAATGCAGTGGCAAGCCAATTCAGAAGAAACCAACTTCCAAGTTAAAGTTGAGGACAAGCATCTAAAGTTTTTCTTTGGAGATCATTCCACACACAGCGGTAACTTTGTGTTTCAGCATGATGTAACTGGCGGTCTCAAGCGCACCTGGTCATGGCCTATTTCACAAGTGATCAGTATCCTAGGATTAGTGGGCGATAAAACCATGAAGATTAGCGATGACGGCTGTATGCAGATTACTGTAGACTCCGGTATGGCTGTTTACAACTATATTTTACCTGCACAAACCAAGTAACATGCTAATATTGCAAGTAGGTATAAATAAATGTATCAGGAGATCAATATGTTTTATGTTTATGCTTACTTACGTACAGAAGATTCGACACCTTATTACATTGGCAAAGGACAAGGCAATCGTGCTTGGGACAAAACTCATAGTGTTGTAGTCCCGTTGAGTAGAAACCGAATTGTAATGTTAGAAACAGGTCTTACTGAAATAGGTGCATTGGCATTAGAACGTAGATACATTCGTTGGTATGGACGCAAAGATTTGGGAACTGGGATACTACGCAACATGACTGATGGCGGCGATGGTGCAGCAGGAATAATACCTTGGAATCTTGACAAGAAAATAGGATCGTTCTTAACAGAAGCAGGTAGGAAAAAAGTGAGTAAGGCTAACAAAGGCATTCCAAAAAATCACGGCGACAAAATTTCCGCTGCTCTTAAAGGAAAGCCTAAATCAGAAGAGCAGAAGGCAAAAATTAGTGCTAAACTCAAAGGAAACGTTCCGTGGAACAAGGGCAAAATTGGCGTTCAAGCATCATCAAGAAAAGGTGTTAAAGTAAGCGACGAAACTCGTGCTAAGATGAGTGCTTCCCACAAAGGCAAATCAAACACTGAAGAGCAGAAGGCAAAAATTAGTGCTAAACTCAAAGGTCGCGTAATGTCCGAAGAAACCAGAAAGAAGATGTCAGATGCAAGAAAAAGAATATGGGAAGAAAGACGTAATGGATCAAAATCAAATTGATGTCGACACAGAGTTAGCTAGAATCCTACAGGAGGAAATCTGGAAAGAGATTACAGCAACAACTGGCGAAACCCAAGCAGATTTAGATAGAAAAATTATTGAACAAATTGTAAAATTACACAATGACAAACAAAATACCGCAGGATGACCTTACTGCAAAACAAACTGGTCCAGATGGGCAAAGCCAATATGCTGTTTTTCTTCCGGCCATCTCGGGATTCTACGCTACCTTTGTGGGCAAGCAACGCAATGGACCATATGTAGATCCTGCACGTATGCCAGCTGGGCTCACTGATATGGAAATGATGAACTGGCTCAACAGCCAAAAAGCATTGTTTCCATATCGTTGGAGTCTGTATTCAGGTGGGCATGCCAACTTAGATCTTACCAAGCAAGACTGGTCGGAAGACATGGTTCGCAATCGAGAACCTGGCACGTTCATGCTGGGTGACTCAGGAGGATTCCAGATTGCCAAGGGCTTGTGGGAAGGTGATTGGAAAGCTAACTCAGGGTGTGCCAAAGCACAAAAGAAACGTGCTGCGGTACTAACATGGTTGGATAGTGTGAGTGACTATGGAATGATCTTGGATATTCCTACTTGGGTTATCCATGACAAGAAGGCATCAAAAGCCTGCCAGATCACCACGCTGCAAGAAGCTGTGGATGCGACCAAGTTCAACAACGAATACTTCATGGCCCATCGCAAGGGCAAAGAAAATGGTGGCGCCAAGTTCTTGAACGTGTTGCAAGGTGACAATCATACGTCAGCAGAACAATGGTATCAAGAAATGAAAGACTTTTGTGATCCTGTTAAGTATCCCACTACACACTTTGATGGATGGAGTATGGGCGGCCAGAACATGTGCGATGTGCATCTTGTTCTCAAACGCTTGGTAGCACTACGACATGACAACCTGCTGCAACAGGGCAAGCACGATTGGATGCACTTTTTGGGTACATCAAAGTTGGAATGGGCTGTGCTGCTTACTGTGATTCAACGAGCAGTTAGAAAGTATGTGAATCCCAATTTCACTATCTCGTTTGACTGTGCAAGTCCATTCTTAGCCACTGCAAACGGACAAGTGTATCATCATATTGATCTAGAACACAACGAAAAGTGGTGCTATAGAATGAGTCCTATTGCAGATGACAAAAAGTATAGCACAGACACAAGACCTTACGGCACAGCAGTGGTAGCAGATGGGTTAGTTGATCACTTTGATGAAAGTCCAATCAGTCGGTTGTTGACCATGAAGGATGTGTGCATCTACAAGCCTGGTGATCTAAACAAAATTGGCAAAGAAGGCCGGACCTCGTGGGATTCATTCTCATATGCATTGCTTATGGGTCATAATGTTTGGATGCATTTGGAAGCTGTACAACGTGCCAATCGTACATTTGATTCTGGATCATGGCCTTACATGATGTGGAACGAAAACGGTGACCATGCTCACTTTGCAGATATTGTGGAAGCTATCTTTGCTACCGATGATCGTACAGAGTCTGAAGCCATTATTGAATCCTACAACAGATACTGGATGGATATCATTGGCACACGTGGATTCAAAGGTAAGAAGGCCATGAATGCCAATACACAGTTTTCGGCATTATTTGATGTGGAAGAGGTTGACTCTGAGCCAGAAGATCTGTTAAACTTACAAGCATTACAACAACTTGAACAGGATCAAGTATGAACCGAGAAGGTCATGAAAACATCGAGTTCTTTTACGGCACAGAAGTAGAACACACGCCAGCATTTGGCATGCCCACATTATTTGTGGTTGGTGTTCAACAAGAGGAATGGATTGGGTATCGCATGAATGGGCGTCGCCATATCTACTTTGGTGCCAATCAAAGTTTTCCAAATATCGACACTAACGACTATGTGAAGTGGACACAATGGGAAAATATGATCAAGCCGTTCCTAGATAGAGATTATCTATGCACACTAGACATAGATGTCACCTGTGTTGAGGGCTTGTTAGAATCCTCTCTTGTTGAATATCACAACTTCATTCCAATGATCTCTGTCAAGCTGCCTTACATCCGTCAACTGGGATACAATGCCACAATCAAACTGGATGACAAGGATTTTGCTGCTACCAACCCAGGCGTTTGGTGCCACAGCATACATGAACTACAAAATCGTGACCACTTTACTGACTGGTCTAAATATAACAAGGACGAAACATTATGAACGAACGCGAACAAGCACTTGAAGAAACCCGAGCCAATATCAAAGACAAGGCTTTTAGAACCATCTTTGTAAAATTCCAAAAGGAAGGCATCCATTGCTATCCAGCAGCAGCCACAGATCCTGCACTGGCCACTGGCGATGAATATGATGTGTCTTTCCTAGCAAGCCCACATCGACACATGTTTCACTTTCATGTGACCGTGCAAGTATTCCACAACGATCGTGACATTGAGTTCATTCAGTTCAAACGTTGGCTAGAGAATCTCTATGCCGATGGTACCCTGGAACTCAACCACAAGAGTTGTGAAATGATCAGTGACGATCTATATGATCAAATCGCTGCTCGCTACCCAGATCGCAGCATTGTCATCAACGTGAGTGAAGACGATGAAAATGGTGCTGCGATCGTGTACAATGTCCTGCAACCTTATCAATCTATCAAAATCTAAGAGGAAACAACATGGCTAAAATCATCATCAAACACAACCCCCGCACTGAACAAACTTGGGAGGAT